TTCCACGCTTAATCTTGTGAGGTCTGAAGTAGATTATGGTTATGAAATAATGTATTATTTATGTAATGGTAAAACGGTTAAGGAAGTTCCTGCAGGTTTTGCTATAAGCCAAATACATACAGTATTTTGTAGACACACTGGTTTAACTTTTGCTATTGGTGATACTATTTGTTACCCAAATGAAGAGAACCGTACTTTTGTTATTTCAGGGTTTGTGGTTAAAGGGTCAGAAATGGTTGCTATAGGAAATAATCCAACAGGATTTGCTTTTCACAAAACTTCATTAGTTTCTGGGGTCAAAGTAATTGCGAAGAAAAACAAAGCAGATGAACATACTTTACAAAAAGTAGTAGATGCAGATGCAGAAGAGTTGATGAATAAAATTAGAGCTCTTTATAAAGCAAAAATTACATTAATTTTAAAAGAGAGAGATGAAAATTAATCAACAGGTTATAGACAGTATAGAAAAAGCAGGTATTCCAGTTAAAGATGGTCTTTCTTATCTACTTTCTGTTTACTTTTCTTGTGTTGCAAGCACTGTTACTAGTGTTCTTGTTAAGAAAATGGCTTTTACTGGGATATTCTCAGTAATTAAAGGAGAGATTTGGTGGCACATAAACTTATTCGAGGAAGCTGAAAGCTCAAAAACAGTAGAGAAATGGGATTGGGTAACTACAGAATACAGAAAAATGTTTGAGTCTGTGAACCCTAAAAGAAGTGGTCCAAAGAGCTCTGCTCTAGCAAAAATGAAGAGGTTTTTTTCTGAAAATCCAGACACTAGAAAAGAGGAAGTTATTGGGGCTACTAAAATGTATATCAGGAACCTTAGTGATGCACAGTATATAACTTCTGCTCATTATTTTATATCTAAGGGGACAGGTGTTAATAAGATCTCTGGTCTTGAGGATTGGGTAGACAAGTATAAAAGCTATCTATCTACTTCAACTAATACTGATGACATCACAAAATCTATGCAGTAATGAATTTCGTAGCTGCATTTAAACAAGGACAGACAGGAAACAGCGTTAGTTTCCCTATGGGTGAAGGTTTGGCAAGTATCTCTAGAGCAATAGGAGGTGTTAGAAAGGGTAAGCTCTATGTTATGGGGGCTGCCCCTAAAGTGGGTAAAAGTACAGTTGTAGATGTAGGTTGGGTAATAGAACCTTGTGTTTATGCATTAGATATGAACAAGAAAATAGACAATAAAGTTGAAAAGCTTTCAAAGACTATTAAAGAGAGTTCTAACACTGCTGAACTAAAATCTCTGAGTTCTCAAGTTGAGAAACTACAGAAATCTAGACCTAAATTAGAAGTAATATACTTTTCTTATGAGATAGATAGAGTATCTAAGGAGTTTGATTTTGCAGCTCATTTCTTATACCGGGATTATGGGATAAGTTTTGCAATGCTTCCTGAAGGAAAAACTTACAAGGACAAAAATTACATTTCTTTATCTTCTGATTATTTGATGGGAGAGCTTGTGTATGACACTGACAGCACCCTGGACAGAGAGGTTATTAAAGTTTCTGCAGAGATTGAAGATAAACTTAAGAAAGTCTATTCTGATAGAATTATACCCCTTTTTGGAGAGTATAATGACAAAGGAGAAAGAGTCTCTGTGGGTTTAATTTCAGTCATAGAAAATAGAGATAACCCCACAGGAATAAGAAACAGTCTATTGTCCTACGCGGCATCAAGAGGTACATTTAAATACTCTACTGCTAAGACTAAAGAGGGTAAGACTGTGAACAGGAGAATTGGCTACACACCAAATGATCCTAATCTTCTGTCTCTAATTGTGACAGACCACATTCGTAAAGTCTTAGTAGAAAGGTCATTTACTTTAAAACAGACTGTAGATAAGTATGCAGAGTACACAGTAGAGCTTAGAAATCTCTGTAAGTTTTCATTTGTACATATTGTTCACCTCAACAGAGGTATGTCAGATGTACAAAGAAGAAAGCTAGATGATGATAGGATTTACCCTCTTTCAGATGACATAAAAGAAACCGGTAATCTTTCAGAGGATAGTAATTACATTTTTACTATGTTCAATCCTAATGATGACAGGTATAACTTAGATAAACATTTTGGCAAGATTATTAAATCAGCCAATGGTTCTTTGAAGTACCCAAACATGAGAACTCTACACTTAGTAGAGTCTAGACACTGTGAAGCACCTCAACATTTCAGAGTAGATATGTTAGGTGGAGTTAAAACATTCAAACAATTAAAAATAGATTAACATGGCAAAGACATTAAGTAAAGCAGAAATTAAAACAATTGCTACTGAAGTTTATTCAGAAGTAAGTAAAATTCAGTCTAAAAAAAGACAAGAGTACATTAAAACAAAGAACGAAGGCTTTGAGGGATCTGCCCAAAAAGAAAAGTTTCTAGAAGTTTGTTCTTTTTTAGGAGAAGACCCAGAAGTTAACTCTTATAGAACATCAAACTTAAAAAATCTTTTTCTTAATCATTATGAAGACACTTTAGAGCCTTTGAGTTTTAACTCTAAAAGTATAGGATCAATAGAACATGATATTTCTCTTCAACAAATTAAAAGAGGTGGAGGAGAAGATTTGGACAAGTTATTAGAACAATTAATTATTAAATACACACAGTAGTATGGCAAAAATTTTAGTATTGGCTAAAAGTGGTTTTGGTAAGACAACCAGCATTGGTAACATTCCAGAACTAGGAATTGAGGGACTGAACCCAGAAGAGACTTACCTATTATCAACTACTTCTAAACCACTTCCTTTTAAAGGTAGTAAAAAGGCTTACCCTATTACTCAAATGACAAAGAATGTCGAGAGTATGAAGACTGGGAGAAGAGTTGTTACAAGTAACCCAAAGCAAGTGGAAGCAGCACTAAACTTTTTGATAGGATCTCCTTTTAAGAGTGTAGTTATAGATGACTTTAACTACATTATGCAAGACTGGTACATGGAAAATGCTTTAGCTACTGGTTGGGATGGACCTAAGAAAATTGGTTATTTTATGGGTAAAATATTTAGTGCCATAGAACAATTAGATTTGGATGGTAAGGACATTTATGTTCTTGCTCATGGAGAAGAGCATAAGAATGACCAAGATGGTAGAGTCTACATGAAAATGAAGACTACAGGTAATATGGTTGATTCTTATTTGACTCCAGAGGGTAAATTTGATGTAGTTGTTCTAGGTATTAGTAGATATGATGCATCTGATAAAAAGGTAGAGAAGAATTTCTTGACCAATGAGTCTGAGCAGTACAGTTCTGCTAAAAGTCCTTTCGGTATGTTTCCAGATTTACTTATTCCAAATGATCTTGGTCTTGTCAGTAAAACAGTCAAAGAGTATTACGAGGGATAGTAAAATTAAAGCAGATGAATTTTGTGTGAACTTTTGAGGAATCCTGCTTACATAAACAAAAACCTGAAAACGTTATCATCAATTATTAATAATTAAATACAAGTAAAAATGGGAGTAAAAATTGTAATTCCAGAAGTTTTAGAGATGCTTAAAAGTGGCAAAACAAGAAAAGAAATTGCCCAGCATTATGGTATGCCTTTATCTGCAATGAAAGAGAAAGTTTTTTCTCATCCTGATTTAAAGAACAGAAAAACTAAAAAGACCTATGACATCGAAGTTTTTGATTCTGCTGAAGATCTTGAAGAAAGTAATCAAGAACAAACTCAGATTGAGTCTGTAGATGTAGAGCCTGATGCTCCTCATATTACAGATGCAGAGGTAGAAGGAGAAGAAGAAACAGTAGCTCCTGATTCAATAGCTGCAGAAGATGCAGAGGAGTCAGATGAATCAGAAGGTTCAGGTGAATCAGATGTTAAAAGTAATTGGAACTAATATTAATTTTTTAAACACAATTGAATATGAGTCAAGAGAATAATAGAATGTCTTATGGTTATGTTGCTGATAATTCAGAAGATTTACAATCAAAACAAGGTGGAAGATTTGGAGGTAACTTTGGTGTTGCTTTCATTAAAGCATTTTCTTACCAAGAGAATGTAGCCAAAGAAGGAAACCCAGTAAGAGAAGCTATTGAGGTGGAACTTCTTGTTAGAGACAGAACACAGAAAATTTGGTTTTCTCCTGTGAACAAAGTTTTTGGAGAAAACAGTACAGAATTAAACCCCGGAGATGATGGTTATGATGCAGGATTTAATGCAGCTATGGTACAGCAAAATGCTGTGATAGTCCATTATCTTAAGGCTTTGGGAGTTTCTGATGAAGCTCTTCAGAACAATCTTAAAGGACCTTTTAATGGTTTCAAAGGTTTTTCAGATGCTATTACTGGATTACTTCCAACTGGCTATGAAAGCAAACCTTTAGATCTATTTATGGAGTTTCAGTGGAACATTGGAAAAAAATCTGATGGTACTCCTAATGATAAAACTTATCCTACTGTTCCTAAGAACATGAAGGGTGGTTATTTTCTTGTTGGAGCACAACCAGGAGAATGGTCAGAAGTTAGGGGAGAAGATGGATCACTAGGCTATGTAAATGCTGAAGGAACACCTCATCCATTCAAAAGAGATGAAACTTTTATGTCTGGAAATAAAGGAGTTCAACAATTCCTTAATGGTGGAGGAGCAGGAGCAGAAGAAAGTAGTGACTTTTCCCCAAACCCTATGGCACAAGGAAATCCACAGTCTAAAGGGTGGTAATAACTAATTAAAAACTATAGAGCCTCATGTATCAATACGTTTCAGACAGCAGAGGAGGTTCTATTTCCAAAAAGGAGATCCTACAGTATTTAACTCAAGAAGAAATTTATGAGTTTGCTGTAGGGTTTACCCCTATGGAAGGGGAGTATATTTGTTCTCCTTTTAGAGAAGATACAAATCCGGGATGTTTTTTCAACTACAACAATGATAAAGGAACTCTTTATCTAATGGATTACTCAACTTCTCTTGTACTAAGAGGGGAAAAGTTATCCTATGTGGATTGTTTTGCTGCAGTTAAGCTTATATATAAGTTGAGGGATTTTAGACAAGTTCTACACTTTATTTATGATAACTTATGCAAAGGTAGGAGGATTAAACAGGCCCAGAATAGTAAGAATACTGGTAAACGAGTAAAAGGTTACATTAAAATCATTCCATATAAGAGAAATTTTGATATGAGGGATAAACAGTATTGGCAACAATATTATATCTCCAAACAAAATCTTATTGATGATAAAGTGTTACCTCTTGACTCTTACTTGTATTTTTCTTCTTTAAAGGGGAACATGTACTTTCAAGAAAAGTCTATACATTACTGTTATTGTGAGTTTTCTTCTGGTAATAAGAAGATATATTTTCCAAAAAGACCTAAGAATAGTAAATACCCTAGATTTATCACTAATTGTGATGAGAATGATGTTGGGGGATTATCGTCATTGCCACCATTAGGAGATAAACTAGTCATTACTAGTTCTTATAAAGATTGGAGAGTGCTTACAAACAGTGGATTTACAGCAGTATGGTTTCAATCTGAGGGAATGATTCCTGAAATGTTATTTAGGTTATGCAAGAGGTTCACAAAAACAATAATTTTTTATGACAATGACTCTGCAGGTTTAGAAGCTGCAAAGACTCTTGTAGAAACAATAAATCAAATATTTCCAGGTAAAGCTCATTTTGTTGTTGTACCTAAAATCAAGGATGTTACAGACCCTTCAGATTATATTAAGTACAATATTTTGAGTTATAACAAATTCATAAACAATCACTTATGAACCCACTATCAAGAATACACTCTTCTTGGGACCCAATAAAAAGTTTATTAAACAGAGATGAACTTGTAAAACTAAATTCGGAAATTATACCTAATCAGATTTCATATCCAGATAGGGAAGATATTTTCCGTGTTTTTTCACTGCCAATGAATAAAGTAGATGTTGTGATACTGGGTCAAGACCCTTATCATGGCAAAGGTCAAGCTAATGGTAGAAGCTTTGCTGTTAACCGTAAGATTCCCATTCCACCATCTTTGTCTATAATTAGAAAAGAGGTGTTAGAAGAGGGCAGGTTCAACACCACTTGGGGAGCCAATACTTTATTAATGGAAGAGGAAGAATGGAAAACTTTAGATCATTGGGAACAACAAGGAGTGTTTTTATTAAATACTGCACTTACTGTTGAATCTGGAAAAGCAGGTTCACATTTAAAATACTGGGAGTACTTCAGTGAAAAAGTTGTAAGAAACTTATCACAGATACGTCCTTGTATTTGGTTTCTATGGGGAGCTAAGGCTAAAAAGTATTTGCCTTACATAAATAACTCTTTTATAGTTGATAAATACACAGAATCAACTATTAGAGATATACCTATGTTACCAGACAGTAATTATGTATTTACTGCTTCGCACCCTGCTAGTGAAGCTTACAAAAAAGATGCAGGATTTTATGGTTGCAATCATTTCAAGTTTGCAAACATAATCTTAAAGAAAAAATTCAATATTAATATTAATTGGTAAAAACTAAAACAATGACAAGATTAATCACATTATACACAACACTTGGTAAATTAGTA